CTCACTTGAAGGACCCTCGTAGAGTTAGGAGCTCTATTAGGGAATCACCAAGTGTGGCGTACGTTTTTTACTATCCCGGCAGTGTTTTCTTCCACATTGCGGCGGCGGCTGCTATTTCTGCAGGCGTCGGGCATGCTCAAAAATTCGGCTTTGCCGAATCATCGAACTCCTCTATTGTCTCAACGACTTTAGGGATGTATCCTGATTCAAGCTTAGCATGAATTTTTAAGACCATGTTGGATTGTACACGCGAAAGCTTACTTTTCTTTGGAAGGTAACAACCAAAGTAATCGTCTGTGATCGTTAGTACACGAAGTCAAGTATCAGCTGAAATTGCTGGATCTGAGTAATCGTGGTGGGCTGAACCCGGAAGGGTTTCAAGTACCAGTTTTACCAGTTCCCTCCTTAAGTCACGGGTAACCCTGACAAAAGGATGTCGCTCTTCCAGCTTGATGCTTGACATACGAGTAAGAACGGAACTTCTCACTTTAGTTCCCAACTGATATCTTGAAATTGATTGAATCAATGAAGAGTAATCTTCCATTGAATCAGTCAATCTGGAGATATCATCTAGTTTAGTCTGAAACTCTGTTAAAAGAGTTTCACACAACACCGACGGAATCCTGATTAATCAGTCTTCCGGTCATAGAGTTTTACCACGGACACTAACCGATAGAATCGGTTCTTGTTTTGGGTTTACTCTACGTTGGGACCCCATAAGGGTCTCTGGCATTGTGGCTAAAATAGACAGTTGCTTCTTTATCCTTTCACAAGGAAAGGAATCAGCTAGAAAAAGTGCCGGTGTTTCGTTTAATCGAATGCCCAATCCGACCAGACTAGATTTAGTACTTAAGAATTCCTTTACAGGGTTCTTAAAGAACGTATTTAGAAGGTCGAAGGGGACCGGGGTAATTTCTTCCTTCCGTCAGAGTATTCGCTTTGCGAACTCTCCGTGAGGAAAGGCTTTATCACCGGGCTGTCATACGAATGATTTAGTTTGGGAAATTAGAACCCCAAGCTTCTTCATTAATATTTGATAGCGTTCGGCGACTGCTGAGTGAAAGATGGCCACGTCATCACCAAGTATTACGTAATCAGTAAAGTCTTTAAGACCGCACCGAGAAGCGCAATATGCGATGAAAGCGTGGTGGGTAAGTGCGAAGACTGATCATGAGCTTAAAAAACCCATGGGCTGTCCTACCGCGTACCTTACGTCTTTTGATTCACAGGAAAACGACCTGTCTGTTAAGAGTTTTCTTCACAGATTGGCCAGTTTAGGTCCGTAAATCGCAGTTAAGAGATTCTCTTGTAGGAATACAGGGAATCTATCTGTTGCGTTAGACAGGTCTAAGCAAAAGATGGGTTTTCCTTCATCCATAGCTAACTTCATTTTTTCAATGCAGTTACTCTGTTTGTAGGTCCCGTCACTGGGAAGTTCTTTCAAGAACCTCATCGTATCGTTAAAGATAGGAGTGAGTGCTTCTTGAGTGAAATAATCCCCAATCGCGATAGTACGTATTTTCCCTCCTCCTTCTGGCAGGAATGCCAGTTTGGAATGAGAAAAGGTACCTTCGAGACGGGGAGTAGAATCCAGTAAGGTTTTGATTTCCGAATTCAATCAACTGTTCGTAAGTTCAGTAAATTGAAGTAGGTTATCAAGTACAACTGGGTCCCTTCTCAGAGACTCTAAGTCTAGTATAGAACACAAAAGCGCAGGTCCGTTCGGACCTACTTTAGTTGTCCTATGCCATCTTAGACGTCAGTCAATCTCTTGTGGCCTGAATTTTTTACAATATTTTGTTAAAAATTTAGTCCACTTGTTACTAATACTAAGCTCTCCTGAGCACGGATCCGTTATGGATCGCGTGTCGGGTTTTGCTGGAAGGACTATGCTTAAATATAGCTTTGCTACACTTAAGCCCAGTCTCTTATGAGTAACACTATCGGATGTAAGTCACGGTTTAACCAAACTTAAAAATTTGGGGTAACCTGACTTATCAGCCCTAGTGTTAAACATAGGTTCGTATTTCGCTCCAAGTGTTAATTTTACACAAAGAGAATAATATGACTTGAAAATCTTTACTGTTTCGTTCGGTCCACGATGGGAAACCATTTTGTTCAGTTCGTATATGTATTGATCTAGAGTTAAGCTCAAACGATTAATTTCATTTTTGCTCAACTCTCCTATAGACGATAATAAGTGTAAAAAACTTGTTTTTTGTTTATTCGAGATTTGATTCATAATGGACATTATTTGTTTGTTGTCGATCTTCAGTAATCCCTAATGGAACTGTGAAATTATATTGTATTTCACGGGTTACCACAAGAAATTACTTGTAATTTTAGGGTTAAATTTCGAACTAAGAATCTTAGTTCCAGGTTTCACCTTTGGTACTCCCTGATTGCACTCACTAATTATCACGGTCCCCATTACAAGAGGGGCGTTAGATTAGTTTATAGTAGTTGCTCTCACTCAGACACGCTATTTCATAAATAGCTTAGGTCCGAGTAGCGGTCCATCTACTGAAAGGTAGGGGGATCTCCTCTCTCCTGTGCAGGATTATCAGTCGTCAGAATATTAGAATATTCGAACTCGAGACAC